AACCGAGAACGCATCCGACTCAATCTCAACCTTAATTCCTTTCCTTACATCATCGTCAAAGTGTGGATAAGTAATGATATCTGACAATATCCACCTTAATTTACGGCTATACTGCCCAAATATTATTGCTCCACGAGTTGTTGGTGCTGATCTAATAAAATCATTCATAAATTCATCAGCAATCTTTACGTGCTGAATTGCTTGTACTACGCTGCTTCTCATATTATTTATTTAATCTGTACAATAACCTGCATTGCATCCAGAACCAGTGCCGAAACTAAATTCACTTTGCAACATTTGTTTTTTAATTTGTTCATAATTCATTTCTTTTTTCCATTTTTTACCAATGTCCTCTTGATTAGCAAACCATTGCATTTTATCATTGTTATCATCCCAATTTTTACGCAGTTGTTGGATAGGCTTGTGGAAACAACCAACACAATTTGAGTCTGATGGGTAAATTATACCGCTTTGGTTCGCCCATTTTATTACTGTTGGGTGCATAACTCTGTTCTCTATTAGTGGAAATTTAGCTTCTCTCCATTCAATTTCATCCCATTTGTTCCTTGTTTTGCGTTTGCCTACAATGCCTTTGAACGTATTGCGTATCCTATATGCTCTTTCCATCTCGTCATACCTAATGCCGATGTTCATTATAACCTTTTCATTAATGTTTTTAAACCACCAATCAAAAATAGGACGCATTTTAAGCTCAGTTGTGCAAAACCTCCATGTAATATTTGGTAAACCATTGCCACCTGTTGCTCTTCTATTAACAACTTCAAAGGTATTTCCTGCCACCCAAATAATTTCCTTGCCTATTTTATGTTCTAAGTCAAATATTACCTTTAAAGTCTTGTCATCTTCCGCAGTTGCAATAAACTCTTTACCTATCTTATCAGATATTTTTTGCACCAATGCCTTATCTTTTGGTTGACAATTAACATCCTGAATGGTAACAAGTGCAAAAATATTATAGTCAGCAGGATAATTAACTGCCATGTATGATGAAGTTTTACCTCCTGATAAGCTATTTATTGTCTGCATATTATAATTTATAACAGTGAACATCAATATCCTCTAACTTATTAACCACCCTTGCAAAGACTCCCATCCGGTTAAGTCCTTCGATGTGATGCTCTTGTAGTGGTGATGCCTTCTTTCCAGGCTGCTTTACTTCTAAAAATATCACTACTCCTTTCCTAATAGCCATCAAGTCTGGTATGCCATTGGTAGAGGTTTGGATGAGCTTGGTTACGAACCATCCATTGTCCTTGAGTCGCTTGGTGATTTGGGCTTGTATATCCGATTCTTTCATACTCTTGTATTGCTTTAAATATTTGATAAACTACTTGGGGGACAATTGCGTTTCCTGCTGCTTTAATTGATTCGTTTCTCCACTTTGGAAAGGTAATGCCGTCCAATCTACCGGGAAGCCCATCATTTCCAAGACAAATTGGGGAGACAGATGGGAACGAGTCCCAAGTGCCTCGTTGATGTGACTTCCTAAATCGTCCCCTTTCCATTTGTCCGTCTTCCAGTGCATTCTCTCGTCCGTTGCACAAGGTGTCGGCAACATCCCCATTGACATTGCTCTCGTTAAAGTCACCGAGTGCATTGAACCTTCCTTCACTTGAGTTGATTTCATTTGTGCTGTTGCATTGGTTGAATCCATTGCAGTTGGAGTTGGTAACATTCCCCTCAATGCCATTTGGTCTAATGGCATCGTGAATGGTTTGTGTCCCTTGTCCACTAATCTTTCCATCCTCGCATCGTAAGCCTCGAAGTTCGTTTGTTCTCTTGCTTGTGCGAGAGGAGTAGGCAACAAACCAGATTCTATCTCTCCGGTGTGGAGCGTTGACGGCACAAGCTGGAAGTAGAAACGGTGTGACTTCGTAGCCCTCAGCTTCCAACTCAGACTGCACTTCATCGAATACCAACCCTCCATTCCAATTAGTAAGTCCGCGAACGTTTTCGCCCACAACCCAACGCGGTTGAATTTCTCGAATTGCTCTAAGCATTTCCGGCCAGAGATGTCTTGAGTCCTCTTTCCCAAGCCTTTTTCCTGCTGAGGAGTATGGTTGGCAGGGAAATCCTCCTGAAATAATGTCAATTGCTCCATTGTATTTTTTAAAATCTGATTTTGTAATATCTTTAAATAATTCTGCTTGTGGCCAGTAATAATCTAAGACTTTTTGACCAAACTCATTCCACTCGCAATGAAATTTATTTTCCCATCCCATCCATTCTGCTGCGAGATCAAACCCTCCTATGCCACTAAATAGGCTACCATGTGTCATAAAATATGTATTTCATTGTCCATAAAATCAATTAAGACCTCTTCTATCTCTAAAATGCCACCATTTACCTCAAGATTCTCGATAATATTAAACATATTACCGAAAATCTTATATGTTCCGGTTATGTATTTGCTGCTTTCTTCAACTGTGTGGAATAAATCACACTTACAAAGCAAAGATGTGATGTCAATAAGTCCTAAATCTTCTTTATAAACTTCCCATTCAATTTCGATGTAAAGTTTTGTAATCTCTACATCAATCGACTTAATTCCCCACTCTTTCTCTGAAATTTGTACATTCCAAGTAATATTCTGAGAAGAAATCTTAGTAAATACATCCACATCTGACCTTAATCCGAGTGCATAATTAATGTGTTGCAGCGTTACTTCTGCTTTTGTTGTTTTGAAATCCATTGTTTTGTTGTTTTAAAAATGTCAATTAGGTTGATAAAAATAAGTAAGATTATTGTAATGGGCGCACAAACTAAGATTAAATAAATTAATTTAACAAAAATTAATGTTATGTCAAATATCAACCTCATAAAATAGGAAATTATAGGTATTATAAATTTTATACTCGTCTATTATCTTTTTTAGCACTGTGAAGTTAGGATGTGCGCGACCATGCTCATAAGCTTGGTATGCCTGGACTCTTACTCCTATTGACAAAGCCATTTCCTTTTGAGTTAGCTTATTTTTCATCCTAACCTTAACTAAATTTGTCCTAAATCCCATAATCACGTTTGAAATGTTGTAAAGTGTAATCTTTCTTTTCCATCACTGCCTTGTAAATCTTATCCTCGATGCCATTGTGGGCAAATATCCAATGTATCTTACTATCTTTCTCCCTATCCTTAGTTTGGATTCTTGCTCTACTTTGCCAATACGAAACGGCAGAAAAGTCAATGTTGTAAAATATCAGCGCATCAGCAGTCGAGATGTTAACACCCTCGCGCCCAGACACTATCTGAGAAACATATACAAGCTCATTACCGCCTTCATTGAATTCTTTTGCATCTGTACATATTCTGCCTCCAAATAGGGTTAGAATAGCAAAATACTCAGCTACAAACTTATAATAAATAGCAATCTTCTTTCCTGCAAACTTATCATGTATAAACTCAGCCTTCCTATTATCAAAGCACTTTGCAATCCTTTGAGGCTCATCCACAATGATAGTGCCACTATATATTTGGTGCAATTTGCTCATAAGCTTTACCGCAGTATCAGCCATCACAATCTCGCCATCAGTATTTTTGACTAACTTATCTCTCTTTAACCTATCTGCAAACTTATAGGTCGAGTTCTCCATTAGTACGTAGTGGATTTCCTCCTCGACAAAAGACTGAAACCCTGCCTCTTCTTGCGTGAACGATATCATTAATTGCTCCATAATTGGTTTAATTTTATGCAAATCTGCGTGTGAGTAATCATTAATCGACCTATTAAACACGAACTTCTGACGTAAAAATACGTAGTCCTTTGCCCATCTATAAAAGCTTGGGTATTGCTTCCAGGGACTAAACGAGCTGCACCAAAACTGATGGTAAAGCTGAGAGTATGACTCAGGAGAAGGAGTCCCACTCAAAAACACAATAGGTCTACCTACTGCAATTCTTTTTAGCTCTTGCGCTCTTTTTGTAGGCTTTGGAAACGCTCCCAATCCATGTGCTTCATCTGCAATAATAAAGTCATAAATGGCTTTCTCGTTTTGGAGTTGTTCGTAGTTAATGACTTTTATGTCAAGCTCGTAACCCATGTCAAAAGCTTGTTGGATAATGTCCGTAATAGCCTTCTTTTTAGTCACGAACAACACCTTTTTAGCTCCGTAGCAATAGGCAATGGCAATAGATGTCAAAGTCTTGCCAGTCCTCACCTCCATCGCCAAGTAGGCAATGGAGTGAGTCCTTAGCAAATCAAGAGCCTTATCTCTTATTGTTATCTGGTAATTTCTTAAGTTCATGTTTTATTTTTTGAAGATAGAGGCAGGAATCCATAAGCTCTTCCTGCAAATGATTAACCCATTGCTCAAATGTTAAGTCATTTCTATCTAAAGTTGTTCCGTATTTAAGATAACCTATGATAGACCTTTTTTCGAAGTTTTTAATTACTTCCTTTACGATTGAATCATCCATTTCTCTTATGTGTTAATTGGTAAGATAATTGCTTTGGCTTTGTATCTGCGTTCAAAGCTAACCATAACTTATGCGTTGATTGGAATAGCTCCCAGTCGTTCTTAAGCTCATCCATATCTTTTGTTACCAACTGCCATCCGATGCCTTGAATAGCCCCATTTTTACCCATAGTGCGTGTTTTAGCGTTAAGCCATAAGATGCCTACTGCGTCAATGCCGGTGTTGCTTTCACTCTGCATTAAAAGCTGATGGTAGGCAGCCAACTGCAACCAATAAGATGGGTAAATTGAGTTGGATGTTTTAATGTCAATGAGCATTGTCTTGCCATTTATCTCGATGACTCTATCCAATGTTCCGGCAAATCCAAGTGATGCTGATGCCATGTGTAGCTCCATTGCCCAGTTCTTAGGTGTATGCAAGTTAACAAACTCAACATACCTCTCAAACATACTCCACTCATTCATTTTAAATTGTGGGTTGCCATGCAAGTTAATGAACGTACACTCTTCACCGCAGTCATACTTTTCAGTTAGTTCATGCACTATCGAGCCTCTGCGACCTGCTTCATCACGAATTGAGTCGGCATCAGAGCCAACATCTTTGAGCCATTTAAAGTACGAAGCATCTTTAGGATATGCTTCTAAAATTGTGGTCACCGATGGTACAAATCCGCCATCATTTGTCGAGTAAAAGCGATTGTCAAGGAACTCAATACGTCCTTTGACCAAGTCTAAGTTAAATTTCTTCATTGTTTGAAGGTTTTAGGTTAAAGTTAAAGAAAGAGTAAAAATAGGAGGATGTAGACACAACCTCCGGCACAATCAAAAAATCACACTAAAAAGGTATTTCATCCTCGTCATCTTGGACTTGAGATGACTTATTATTTAATTTAGGTAAAATCTCAGTTTTCATGTAATTCTCAAGGAACTCCATCCTATCTGAATCGTCCCATGTATCCTTGCCTTTGACCTTGATTTTTGCTAACTCTGGCATACCATTCGGATTGTCGCGAGTGAAGTGCCATTTTAAGCCTAACCCCCCTTGGTTCACAAACAACACCGATTTTTTTTTATCACCTTCGATGGTAAGCTTCGGTGTGATGGTGAACTCTTTGGTGAGATCAGCGTTGGGTATGGTCTTAAGGAAACTTGCAGCGTAACCACCTGAGTAATTCATCTCAATTTGATAAAGTACCCCATCTGATTCCATCTTTACAACCCAAAACTTACCGTACTCGCTTTCCTTTGTGGTAACATCTTTAAGGATGCCGGTGAGAGAGTCGTAAAACTCCTCATGAACTTCGCGTCCCATCTTGTTAACACGACTTGTTGACTTCTCAGTTGCTTGTTTGAACTGACGAACGATTTTGCCATTGGCAATGCCTAAAAAAACTACTGATTCTGATTGACTGTTGTTTAGTCCCATTTTGCTTAGTTTAAATTGTCTATTAATAAAAAACTTTTTTTCTTTGTTTCAATCTTTTTTATAAGTATGGTTACTCTTTCGGTGAATGTTACATAATCAAGGCTTTCTGCATATTTGTAAATCAAATCATCAACCATGTATTGCACTTTGGAAACTTCGTTGATGTGCATTGTATCTATTCTATAAATAGTTCTCTTGTAATCATCCCAAAACTCAGCAGGTATTTTCTTTTTTTGTATCTCACTTGACTTAATCTCATCTGCAATTATATCGCATAATGCCCAAAAGGCTAAAAACAATATTGTTGCTAATCCGTAAATCATGGTTGGTAGGTTTTAAGTGCGTTAAGGATTTTAAAGTATGTTTTGAGGTTCATGTTGCCACTCATCTCTGACTTGTTAATGCTGACAACCGAGATGCCGGCAAGGAATGCCAACTTCTCTTGGGTTAGCTTTCGCTCCTTGCGCATTTGTCTAAGGTCTAAAGGTTTTAATTCTTCCATGTTGTTGTTTGTTATTGTCTGACAAATGTACAATTAAAATATTTAATTAAACAAATATTTACAAACTTTATTTTATAAAATAAAAAATCCCCAGTGTAAAAACACCAGGGACAACCTAAAAACCTAAATAAACAACAATTAAATATTTGTGTAAACAGTATTTCCGTTAACTCTCGATGCCTTTAACACTTGCTTTCTTTGTATCCCATTTGTTTCGTAAGATACATGAACCCAGTCAGGATTTTCAGCAGTACCAAACTCCCAAATTAATTGATCAAAATCTAAATTAGCTTTAATATAATCAAAAACTTTCTTATTACTAACTCCACCAGTTGTTCCATCCATGTCAATATCAATCGCTTCGCCTGAGCAATGCTGAGAGGTCAAAGATCCACCAATTACTGCATTTAATTCTTTACTTCGATATCCACTTGAAATAATGATAGGAACTTTAAAATGACTTCTTATTGGCTCAAATATCTTCTCAGCTAATATCTTAAAATTAGCAATATGCTCGGCAGTTGGCATATTACTAATGCCTTTACGCTTTGCTGATTCGCTTCTTGTTACTTCTGATAATGATAAATGTGTTGATAATTGCATAAATTATTATTTTTTATGATACATGCTATCAGTTAAATGTACTTGATTTTTTAATTCTTGTAACTGAAGTTTTAGTTGTTGGTTATCCTTAATTAATATTTCTTGAGCATTCTGATATTTAATTATAGATACATCGGTCTTATTATTAGCAATGTACATGTATAATGCTAAAGCAACTACCAAAACAAAAGCTACTGTTACTGATATAAATTCCTTCATTTTTCTTTATTTTCTTCTTCTTTAATTCCAACTATGTTTTTAATTGATGCAGACATCCCACCAAATAAAACTGATACAAATGCAATTAACAGTTCTCTATTTTTATCAGGCATATTATTTGTCATCAAAGTAAAAAATATTAGTATTGCTAAAATCAAAACTAATATACTTCCCAAAAAACTATTCAAGCTTTTATTCATCGTATTTTATAAAGAATTAAAAATAATATCACTCCACACGCAATTATAAACCAATAAAGCCTATGTGTTGCTTTCTGCTTATGTTCTTCTGACTGCTTACTTATCTTGTCTTTATCCGCTTGTAATTGCTTAACACGAGCATTGTCAACAATGATAGAACGTAGTGTATCGTGAATTGTAAAAGTCTTGTAGAAGTTCTTCGTTTCCCAGTTCGTGATGTATGCAGTATCATTCACAAATGTTGTATCATTAATTATTTCAATCAATGAATCAACCTTTACAATTGTATCTGACTTCACAATGATGGTTGTATCGTTCGCACAATAACCCTGCCGAACTACTTCAGCAGCAACCTGGTCAAACTTAGCCTTATCATTTAAGACTTGCTTGACTGGGTTGCAGCCGAAAAGTACAATAATGAATAATAACTTACGCATCCTTTTTAAGTAATTGTCCAACATTGTTTGTAAATAGGTTTTTAGTTATGTAAGAAACCCCTGCCGTAATACCAATCAAAGCAAATGCTTTTAAATCAGACATTGGAGGAAACACACCACTACTCAATGCACTTGATACCGCAGTAAGAAAGGTAGTTAAGAAGGCAATTAAAAAGCCATTTAAAGCATCTCTAAGGTTGAGTGAAAACAATCCTGATAAATTCATATTATTTGTTTTAATGTGTAGTTCCGTTTGCTTCAATATTGACAAATTTATATTTTGGTTCTGAAACTTCTACATGAGGTATTGATTTATTTTGTTCAATAATTTCTAGTCTTTCCAAAATATCTTCTAAACATTCAACTTTAGCTTCAGCAGCTACAATTCTATCTTTTGCATATTTAATTTGTTCTTTAATATGCTCTATTGAAGTTTGAATTTTATTCATATTATTTATTTATTTGTTTTTCAATATAGAATCCAATTATAGTAGCAACAACTCCAATGATAGACCATATAACTTTGTAGATATGCTTTCGCCAATCTTCAAGATTAGAAACCCGACCATTTGTTCTTGTTGTTTGAATAAGTATGGCATCCAACTTATCATCAAATTTCTTGTCAATGGCTTCAAGCCTATCAAGTATAAATTGTATGTTATCCATCTACATCTTGTGTTTTAGATTCTTCTTTTATCTTTTCTCCTATTGCTTGATTAGTTTCTTGCAATTTCTTTTGTAGAAATTCAATCTGAGCCAATAAATCATAAGCAGATGCCTTCAAAGTAATTAAGTCCATATTATTTTTTTTACAAAATTACAACATTGATTTGATTTGCAACCCAATCATAAATCCAAGCATTTACACTCATTGCAGGCTGGTCTCCCCACGCTATGTAGTCAGCACCACTAATTGTTAAATTTGATTGAGCCACTTGCTCACCTGCTGCATCATCAACATTTGTAAACAATGCCCAATAGTTTGTAGCAGATGATTCGTAGTTGTCATTGATTCCCGTTACTTGCAAAAATTCAGCAGTCTTTAAAACTCCATTAGTCCAAATTTGGACTGGTTCGATTTGTTTCATATTAT